CAAATCTGCCAGCGGCAAAGATCTGACCGCTATTGTTGTGGGGCCAAACGAAATTATTGCTGGAACTTGCCGCATTAATTATGCGTATCGAAAGAAGGTCCGCAAAGTAAAAGCGAAAACCCGCGACCGTCTGACCGCTGAAACCGTCGAAATTGAAGAAGATAGCGACGATGAAGGTACTGCCGATTTCACAATCAAAGACAATTTTGCCAGCGAAGAAGAGGCAAAACGGGCAGCTAAATCTAAGGCCGATAATCTAAAGTCAGAAACTGTGACAACAACGGTCGCTGTTTTTGGCAATCCAGCTGTTCGAGCGGGTGCTCCATTCTCTTATTCGGGTGTGCGACCAGAAGTCGACGGCGTGGAATTCATTATTGAAACTGCCGTCCATCGCATTTCCAAGAGTGGTTACGTCACCGAAATAACTGCGAAGCTTAAGCCAATCGCGTCAGCTAATTCAGGCGAGAAATCCACAAACAAGGCTCCCAGTAAGCAACCGAGTAAAAACGGATCAAAGACGCCAGAGATCCCAAGCCCGACACCCTCGTCTTCCGGATCCATGCCCGGCGGTTTCGGAATTGGCAGGGCTTAAGCCTGACTGAATTGTTTCATTGAAAGCATCAGTATGAAACTTGTCACCGATTGGAGGCGGGTGCTTCGCTATGCGTGGAGCATCCGCTTGCTGCTGGCCGCTGCAATTCTGTCCGGCCTTGAAGTTGTGTTGCCCTATCTGGGTGACGCTTTTCCCATCCCAACAGGCGCATTTGCAGCTCTCACCTTCATAGTGACGGTGCTGGCCTTTGTCATGCGCATCAAATCACAGAAGGTTTTTCGCGATGAGTAAACGTGCAAAGGCAGCTTTGGCGTCCACCCTTGGTCTGGTTGCATTGACCGCAACATATCTGACTGCGCCGTGGGAGGGCATGGAAAACCATGCTTATTACGACAAGCTCGGCAAGGTCTGGACAGTGTGTCTGGGGGAAACCAAAGGCGTCAAAAAAGGCTACAGCTACACCGATAAGCAGTGTCAGGAGATGCTGATCAAGCGGCTTGAAACAGATTTCCGACAGCCGCTTCGCAAATGCATCCGGACCTTTGATCAGGCCCCGATCAGCGTGCAGGCATCCATGCTCGATCTCTCATATAATATCGGCACCGGCGCTGCCTGCAAATCGACTGCCGCTAGGCGTATGACGGAAAAGCAATGGCGTATGGCCTGCAGCGCCATGACGGCATTCAATCGAGCTGGCGGCAAGGTCGTGGAAGGTTTGCGTAAGCGGCGCGAGTTGGGTGATGCGCAACGTATCGGTGAGCTTGAACTTTGTCTGGCTGGTTTGAAATGAGCCAGATCCTCGACGCCATTAAGTTGACTGCGGGCGTTGCAATCGGGATCGTGCTTGCATCCATCTATTACAACGGCGTCCCGGTGCTGAAGGATATTCCTTATATCGGGGCCGCGTTTGAGGGGCAGGCGAAAAAAGGGCTGGTGCCTGAGTTTCAGGCGCTGGCCTTAAAGGCTGAGCTCGATCAGCTCAAATCGATCAGACGCGCCAATGACCTCGTTATCGAAGCCTATCAAGCGCAGCTGCGCAACGCTCGCGCAGCTGAAGCCGCACGCATTGAACAAACTGAACAGGAGATAGCAGACTATGAAAAGCGGCTGGCTGATGCGGGGCGGGTTTGCCTGCTTGATCGCGATGACATTGAGTTCCTGCGCAAGTGACAGGCTTTTGCAGGAGGCGGCGAAACAGGCGGGAAGGGCGCAGGTAGAACGGCAACTGCCTGCCTATCCCGATGACTGTCGGAAAAAGGAAGAACATGCGCCACTGATCGATGGTGCAGAAGCTCGATCAGTGCTCAAGCGCGAACGGCAGGCGCTTAACCGACAGAATGCGCGCACAGATCGATGTGCTGATTTTTATGATGGCTTGGCGGGGGAATGAGGTGATGCCAATGGATCCGGAAGCTACCACTGCTGGCAAGCTGATCGAGTTGCCCGAAGAAACCCGCGAGTTTCTTTCGCAGCTTAAAGAGGAAGATATCGACCTTATGAAGCACGGGCTGGATCTGATCAGATCTGTTCGTACTATAGGTCGATTCATGCGGTGGGTTGTCCTAGGCGTTCTCGCAGTAATGCTTGTCTTTTCGTCACTCTATGAAAACACCGTGAAACTGATAGCTTGGTTCCAGAAATAACAAAAGCCCCGTTTAGGCGGGGCTTTTGTCGTTTGAGTATCCGGCTCATTCCATATCGGGAATTTCGCCATATTGGAAAATAACGGCTGGAGGTCCATATTCGCCAATGTCAGGATCCGCTTCTCTGCTCCATGCTACGACCCCTGCATGTTTGCCTTCCAGCGCAAGCGCTGCCTTCATCGCGCGGCCTTCTGTTTCAAAGGCTATAGGGTCAAATGCTGGAATCAGTTCGCCATCATCGTTCCTATCAAAAGCCGCAACCACGATCAGTCGAGCAGCTGCCATTCAATTCACTTTCCCTTGGTGTTGAGATCAAGCTCCGCATTGTCTTCCGACGAGTTTGCAGATTTCTTTTTAGAAGCTTTCCCTTTCCCCGCTTTGGGTTCCGGTTGACGGTCGGGTGAGCTTGTAAACTTGATTGCCATGGATATCTTCATATACCTCTAAAAACGAATGTTCCTAAAATGTTCTCATTTTGAAAAAGAGTCAATCCGCGTTTTTATCGCTGTGGAAATGCGGTTGATATCCGTTGGATAACGGGTGGATAAAATCTCACAACGCTACGCAAGTAGGTGCTTGGTGTGGGGCGGGCGATTTTAAAGACCAAGAATAGTCCTGCTTCGCCAACGCTATGACAGTACACGCTATTAAGTCATGACAAATTGGAAGTCCAATTGCCAGTTATTTTTGTCTTTAGTTCTTCTTGCCCGACATCTTTCCACAATGGATAGTTGTTTTTTCCCGGTCGCAACGCAACTTGGTTTTTCTGACGTGATAAGCAATTTGGCGGTATGAACTATTGGGCCGAAACGATCAGTTTCAATAGCCCCGTTTTTAATTGCCAGTTTACGCTTCGCTCTTGAGATGTCGAAGTGAACCCATGAAGCGTCTCGATATTGGGGCAGCGATAAAGTAGCATGCCCCTGTATCCATTTGCGCTGAAGACCTATCGCGTCGGCCATTGCTACCAACTCATCATGAGTGTCTGCCCACATATGGCACATAATTAAGCGCCCGAGTGGTGAGGCCATATTATCAACGTAAACGCTCATTTCTTCGCCCCCGATGAGATGAGTACATAAAAACTACTGTCTTTCTTGAAGACGTTGTTCGATTTCATATGGCGATCAGGAAGAAAGATCATCGCTGACAAACCGCCGCTCTTTTTGTTGAATTTAATCTGCTCTACCGCACTAGCCCGGCAATGTCACTTTCAAATCACCTGCTCAAAGCCCTGGTGCGCAGGTTAATCGCGGTACAGTTGGATCAGCTCAATCACATCATATTCATCGAATGCAGCCTAATCCGCATGGCCATGAGAAGCTAATATGTTGAGAACTTTAGTGAGAAAACCCCCGGGGTATGGTTGCAGGCTAAATAAAGAGTTAACAGAATTAACTATTCGAGCGATGATTCGCTTCTTCGAACTGCAACTAAGGGTGGTGTGATATGGACTTACGGTCGTATCAAAAAAGAGTGCAGGATTGGATCGAAGCGTGTTTTCCGACTGATACTGCTAGAAATAGTAGGGAGCGTTCGCACCGATTCCTAGAGGAAGCATTAGAGCTTTGCCAGTCGGTTGATGTCAGTCGCAACGAAGCTTATGCGCTCGTCGATTATGTTTATTCGCGCCCTAAAGGTGATCCGCAGTCGGAAGCTGGCGCGGCTCTTCTAACACTCGCGGCATTGTGCAATGCGACAGATATAGATCTAGCTGACGCTAGCGAGAGTGAGTTGGCGCGCAACTGGGGACGGATAGATATAATCCGTGCCAAATTCAAAACAAAACCTAAAGGGTCTGCGTTACCACAATGAAATTCCGTAATTTTTTGGCTGAAAGTTTCTAACGAGGATTTGGACTCAGGGCTTTTGGGGGAGGTCATCTTCGTTGAATGTGTCATTTCATAGCGACTGGCTACGGGACGTGTCTTGCAACATTAAAATTGCTACTCAGGAGTACGGCTCTCACGAAGCACAGGCTCTTGTTACATTAATTGCTGAAGCCGAAGCGGCCGAAAACGCATCTGAGTGGCATGAAATCCTTGGGACCGATGCTATAATCAGCAAAGATTGCTTTGATATAGCATTTGGAAATGCATACAAAGCGCGCTTCGTGGATGCAGTACCGAGTAAACGATTTAACGACGATGGATCAGTGGACTGGTTCCATGTCTCGCGTTTGAAGCTCATGAGCATAATGAGGCGATCATGATTTATGAACAAGATCAGAAGAACTGGTTCTCAAAACCGGGCGACTCAATTCGTGCTGTTATGACGCGTAAAAACGTGAATAGTGAAGCGATGAGCCGCGAACTGAAAGGGGGGATGAACTTATTGCGTTCATTGCTCGATGGCTCTTGTCCTATTGATGACGAAATAGCAGTTGAATTATCCAGAGTGTTGGGTGCATCGCCATCGTTCTGGATGGCAAGGCAAAAGAATTTCGAGAGCGCGTTAGATAAATTAATCTCAGACACCGCCAGCGAGGAAATCGATAATCTTTTTGCGACAATTCCCTCAGTTACAAAGCAAGTAAGGGGAAAAATACCTGCTTCTAGGAAGTTTGAAGAAGTTAGAAAACGCTTGGTTTATTTTGGTGTCTGCAACGGTGATATGTGGAAGAACCGATATGGGCGATTAATCGGTGATACTGCGTTTCGTACATCTCAAGCTTATGAAATTTTGGATGACTCTGTGTTGCTTTGGCTTCGCCGAGGCGAAATGGAATCCGATATGGTTGATACTAAACCATGGAACCCAGCCAATCTATTAGATCGATTGGAAGCGATTAAAACGCTCTCATTACAACGACATCCGCAGTCATTCTTGCCGAAACTTCGAACACTATTGGCGGAGGCAGGGGTGGCATTGTCAGTCGTCAGGGCACCGTCGGGTTGTCGGGCGAGCGGTGCAACGCGCCTTTTAACGCCCGATAAGGCAATGTTGCTAATGAGTTTCCGCCACCGGGCGGATGACCATTTTTGGTTTACGTTGTTTCATGAAATGGGCCACCTTATTCTCCATAATGCAAACACCTTTGTTGATGGCGATCATGAGCCTGTGGATCATTTAGAAGACGAAGCCAATAATTTCGCGAAGGACTGCATCATACCTAAATCTAGAGAGTCCGAGTTTCTGGACCTTTCCACCGATAAAATGTCTGTCCTGCGATTCAGCGCGGCGTTAAAAGTTGCACCCGGCTTAACAGTTGGGCAATTGCAGCGAAAAGGCAGAATAAGCCGAGCGCAACTAAATTTCCTCAAGCGCAACTGGACATGGGATGAAATTGGAGCAATTTCGGTTTAACCTTTGAAGTGAACAAAATCAGTAGGGCTTCTGCCAGTTGCATATTGCATCTTCCATAACCTGCATGCCGACAGTAAGGTCTTTATCAAGATCAGTGAGCCAATTTTGCAGTGTGTTATTTGGCGTTGAGCTTAAACCGGTTCCGTCGAAAAGTAATTTCGCTCCAATAGCCGGACCTGTGGCTCCAACAAGATAGGCACTTCCGGGTTTGATCGGGGCAATTGAGTACCTTCCGATTAAGGCTAAATAATCGAACTTTGCTAATCTCCCGAATGTAAATACTTGCGCAACAGTTTTGTATAAATTATCGAAAATAGTTTCTGGATTATTACCTGCATTTTGGACTGCAGAGGCAAAGAAAACTACGTGGCTGTTCCCAATCATTTGTAAGTAGCTCGCCA